ACAATCGAACCAACTGGAGCAACTTTTGGATAATTTAGAAACAAAGATATTTATAATAAAATAAATAAAATAAAATGGCAGTATTAGATCCAAATGAAATTATGTTTAGAGCCTTCGAACCAATGGTTCAACACAGGTTCGTAATGTATATAGACAATATCCCAGCATTCATGATTAAAAACGTGAAAGCACCTAACTTCTCAGATTCAGAGATCAAACTTGATCACATTAACTCTTATAGAAAACTAAGAGGAAAAAGAAACTGGGAGAATATGGATATGACACTATACTCACCAATAACACCTTCAGGGGCTCAAGCAGTAATGGAATGGGCTCGTTTAGGATACGAATCAGTAACAGGTAGAGCAGGTTACTCAGATTTCTATAAAAAAGATTTAACTTTAAACATTCTAGGTCCTGTAGGAGATATTGTAGGAGAGTGGATCATTAAAGGAGCATTCTTAACAAAAGGAGATTTTGGACAATATGACTGGACTTCTGCTGATGGAATTGTAGAGATAGGAATTACAGTAGCAATGGATTATTGTGTCCTCAACTACTAATAACATTTAAATAACAACTAACAAGCCTGACAAACGTCAGGCTTTGTTGTTTTAAAAAAGTTTTATTTGTATATTTATATATAGAAAAAGTTACTAACAAATAAAATTTATGGAACAAAAGCAAAAATTTCCTACCGAAATGGTAGAATTACCATCAAAAGGATTACTTTATCCCAAAGACTCTGCACTAGCAGAAGGTAAAATCGAGATGAAATACATGACAGCTCGTGAGGAGGATATCCTAACTAATCAAAATTATATTCAACAAGGAGTAGTTATTGATAAACTATTACAATCTCTTATTGTAACTCCAATTAATTACGGAGATCTTTTAGTAGGAGATAAGAATGCAATCTTAATTGCTTCTCGTGTTTTAGGATATGGAAAAGATTATGAATTTGAATATAAAGGACAAAAAGAAATAGTTGATCTTTCTGAAATAAAAAATAAAGATATTGACTATTCGCTATTGGAAAAAGGTAAAAATGAATTTACATTTACAACTCCTTCTACAAATACAAATATCACTTTTAAAATCTTAACTCACGGAGATGAAAAAGCAATAGAGCAAGAAATAAAAGGATTGAAAAAGATTTACAAAGATTCTTCAGCAGAACTTACAACAAGATTAAAAAGAATGATTACTTCGGTAGAAGGAAGTCCAGAACCTAAAACGATTAGGGATTTTGTTGATAACTTCTTACTTGCAAGAGATTCAAGAGCGTTAAGAGAGTATATTAATATAATCCAACCGGACGTTGATTTAAGATTCTTCCCAGAAGACGGACCAGACGGAGGGGTTGATATTCCTATTGGGGTTACATTTCTTTGGCCTGACGCCGGATTATAGAGCAGGACTCTTTAACCAACTCCACGATATAGTTTTTCACGGAAAAGGAGGATACTCTTTTGAAACAGTATATGAATTTCCTATATGGTTAAGAAAGTTTGTACATAGGAGTATGATTGAGTATTACGAAAACGAAAATAAAGCACAGCAGAAAGCATCAAGGCAGAGCAGTGTCTTGGAAAATGGACACATTAAAGCACCTGATTATAGTACAAAAGCTTCTAGATAATAGAAGCTTTAGCTATTTATAATAAAATATCTGAATTAGATGCCAAATCAAGCACAAAATATAGACCAACTCAATACGGAGATTAACAAACTAAGGACAGAGCTGGGCAAAAAGATCGAGTCACCTTTTAAAGCAGACGAGCTACAAAAAGCACAAGAAGCATTAAAAGGACTACAAGCTACGCAAGCTGAAGTAAATACTACATTCTCAGATCTTACCTCTATACTAAGAGCCAATCTTGCAGAGATGTCAAAGCAAAACTCTGCATTGAGTATTTCAAAGAAAGGATACCAAGGATTAACATCTGTTGTAGAAAAACTTAAGAACGAAGAAGCAGGTGTATATGGTTTCAATACCAAGCAATTAAAGGCTTTACAAGAAAAAGCAAAGATAGGGTTTGATGATTTAAGAAGAAATGTACAAGCACTTACTGCAGAAGAGAGAAGATCAGAAGCAGGACAAGCAATGCTCAAAGCTAGGAGAGCTGGGTATGCTATAGAAAAAGAGGCTTTAAAAGAAATTGAGAAACGTCTAGAACTTGAACAGAAGGTAGAAAAAACTGTAGGAGCTACAGGTGCACTACTTACAAGTACCAATAAATTACTTAGCTCTTTAGGATTTGGTCATATGTCATCTGAGATAGATGAGTTAAATACAAAACTTAAAGATGAACTAAGAGAGGAGATTAAAAAAGCAGGTGATGATGTAAATACTGTAGCACTCAAGTTTAAGTACATGGGTAAAGCTGCAGCTGGTGCTGCAAAGATATTTGCAGACGGATTAACAGAACCTGAATTTGTCATAGGTAAAATCTTCGATACATACCTCAAAATAAACAAAGCATCAGTAGATGCAATACACCTCACCGGACAAAACGCAGTTGCAGCTGCTTCATGGGGAGCAAACTACGCCTCAGCAGTTGATTACCTAGAGACAATAAACGAACTTACCAAGCAAACTGGTATGAATGCCCAAAATATTTTCTCAGAAAAGGTAATAGGGCAAGCGGCAGCATTAAAGACTACAATGGGACTTACAGCACAAGAAGCTGGAGGACTAGCAGTAATGGCTCAAACTACAGGTAGAGAAGTAAACAATATAGTAGACAGTGTAGTAGCTACAACATCTGCATTTAATGGAGCAAATAGAGCAGCAGTAAGTCAGGGAGTGGTATTAAGAGAAGTAGCAAATGCATCTAATTCTATAAAACTATCATTAGCTAACAACCCAGAAGCACTAACAAAAGCAGCAGCAGCAGCTACAAGACTTGGATTATCTTTACAGGATGTAGATAATATTGCAGCATCCTTAACAGATTTCCAAACATCTATATCAAATGAATTAGAAGCAGAGCTATTAATAGGTAAAGATCTTAACTTAGAAAAAGCTAGAGAGCTTGCGCTAAACAATGACTTAGCAGGACTATCAGATGAACTATTTAAAAACTCAGCAGACATTAACGAGTTTGGTAAGTTGAATAGGATACAGCAGGAAGCATATGCTAAGTCTTTAGGAATGACTAAAGATCAATTAGCAAAAATAGCATATAATAAATCTCTTGAATTGGGGATGACTGAAGAGCAAGCCGAAGCAGCAGCAGGGGTAGAAGCTTCAGAAATGAAAAGAATAGCTGCACAAGAAAACTTTGCTAAAGCATTAGAGAAAATATCAGGAGCATTAGCACCAATTTTAGATATAGTAGGAGATATTCTAAGTATGCCTTTAGCTCCTTATATACTACTGGGATTTGCAGCAGTTGCAAAATTAGGAGGAAGTATTCAAGGAGTTGGAAAAGCTTTTGGAGGAATGTACAAAGCTGGTAAAGAAGCTATGGCAGGAGTAGCAGGGCTATTTAAAAAAGGTGCACTAACATCTGCAATAGAAAAATTTAAAGGAGCTTTTGGAGAAGGTGCAGGGGACATGGTTAAGTCTAAGTCAGGCAAGATGTACAGCAAAGACTCCCCTCAAGGAAAAATGATCAGCAACCTTTCAGGAAAAGCTGATAAAGCCGGAGATGTAGCCACTGACGCTCAGGAACAAGTAGGAAGCAAAAGTAAAGGTGGTTTTAAAGAGGCTATGAAAGATGTTGCAGGTGGATTAAAAGCCATGGGAGCAAAAGGAGTATTCCAAGGTATTATAAATCTAGCATTAGCAGGACCTGCTTTAGTACTTGCAGTAGCATCCATCCCGTTCTTATTGACAGTAGCAGCAATAGGCAAAGCAGCAGGAGTAGGATTAAGAGGACTAGCTTCAGGTTTAAAAGCATTAGGAAAAGCAGGAGTAGAAGGGTTTATTGGAGTAGGGCTTATAGCAGCTTTGGGAGTTGCAATGATACCTTTTGGATATGCATTAGGATTAGCAGCACCAGCAATAGAAGCTTTTGGAACAGTTATTACTTCTGTCTTTTCAGGACTAGCAACATTAGTAGGAGCAGTAGCAGAAGGGTTTGTAACAATGATGGGAGCAGTCTCAATGGAAACTATAGGGCCAATGTTACTTCTAGGACCAGCGTTATTTGGAATAGCAGCAGGACTTGCAGCAATTGCAATTGCAGGACCAATGGCAATACCAGCACTACTTGCAGTAACAGGTCTAGCAGCAGTAGCAGGTGGAGTTGCAACAATTTTTGGAGCAGGAGAAAGTAAATCAGCAGGAGAGGCTAAAGGAAAATCAGATGAAGGATCCCTTGCAGCAGTAGAGAAAAAATTAGACGATCTAATCTCAGCAGTTAGAGCAGGAGGAAATGTTTACATGGATTCAAACAAAGTTGGTAAAGCGCAAGTAATGGGAAGTTACAAATCGGCATAAACAAACTATTTATAATAAATTAAAACACAATTAATATGGGACTATTAGATTTATTACCAACATCTAACTTAGGATTAGACGGAGCAACACCAGCATTGGTACCAAGTGCACAACCAGGATCAACTCTACATAACATCTATTCGATTACGGGAGTACCAGGTCAGAATCAACCTGAACCAGCACCTTCTGCATTAGACTTAAATGGCGTTAAACCAACTATATCTCCTTCAGGACAACAACTTCCTTATTTAGATCATTTACCAGGTTAATAAAACATACTAAATGGCAAGCGGATTAATCACAAAAAACACGGACCTTAAAAGTCTGAAGTATGGTTCTATGCCTCTTGGAAGCGACAAACCACTTATCACAAAAGATATTGGACAAGCACCAGGAAGTCGGATAGGAGCAGAAATTTCACATCGTATTGATGATACTTCGCGTATTGCCCAAATGCTTATATCTAAACCAGGTATAAAGTACCTTCTAACAGAAGCTAAACTTCAGCAAATTGGAGTAGGAAATAGAATTGAAAAAGCACGTAAAGGAGGTAAATCTGTAGCAGGAGCGGTTTTAGGGCAGTTAGGAAACACTCTA